TTATAACCTTCGGTAGTTTCCTTAGGTGTTACCTGCTGTAACATAGACCGCGCAGTATCTTCAAGCTGTGAACTAAAAAGATTACCAACACGAAAGATATCGTTCAATGTACCACTCGTACCAAACTGCATAGGAACATTCGGTTTACGAGTATAAATATCATAGTCCCGATTATAAATTTTCGTCTGGATTTCCTTAAAAGACCTATCCTGTTCAGCCTGCGCTGTTTGCGCGTCAATAAGGCCAAGTTTTTTCTCAATCTCGGACATTTGCATTTTCTGCAAGTCATACTTAACTTGTGCATTGTCAACCGCAACTTTCAATAAAGCATTATTTAAATCCACTCCTGCTTTCTCCGACCAAGCTTTCTGTTCTTCCGCAACCGTCTTCCGCATTTGCGTTATAGCTTGCTTTACACCAACAGCCGTATTCACCGCATCAGCAAAATTCGGCACCTCGAATCCTTGATGTTGCGGAGCCGTTACCTGTATAGGCGCCGAAGCCGAAGCCGCAGAACCGGCGGCGAGGGTAGGAGACAAACCGGCAGCTTTTAAATCAGCTACACGACGTTGAACCGCGTTATCTTCACGAAGCCACGCTTGCTGTTGCATTTGCTTCATGTAATTAAATTGCTCTTTTTGCTGCTTATAATTCAGCGCGTCAAATACCGGACCAGAAACGGTATTTACAACTTTACTCGCAATATCCAAACCACCGGCTATAGCCGCTAAACTCATAAATCACCTCACTCATTCGGTGTCAACTGGCCATATTAACATCAAGTAAGGGGAATATGGCCAGTTGACCGCAGAACTTTAGCCTTTGAAAAAAATCGCGGCTAAAGAACCCAAAAACACGAGCACAGCATTAATCACCTTGCTCAAGACCAGCTTTTGAATGTCCGTCATCTTTAGGAGCCTCCTTTTTTTTGATCTCTACGGGCTCCCCTTGCCCCGTAGAGGCATTTATTTTATCTTTTTGCAGATTTTCATCAGTCAGGCGATTCAGAGCGCTCTCCGCCAATCTGGACGCGTCCGCAAGGTCAAAATTTCCTGAACGGGTAGGGTCCACAACGGGATCTACTCCGTCCGGCACTCCGTCCGGATAATCAAACTGATTACGCACCGTCTGCAAATTGATACCAGCTTGCATAAACGATTCAATTTTTTGTTTCGCCGGAATATAACCGACACTTTCAACCAACGATTTACCGGCATTAACCTCGCCGGCAAACTGCTGATAATCATGTTGCGATACTATCTTCATCTTCAACTCCTTAATTATGGTCAATCAAACCGGGTTCAGCCTGCACCGGAAGCGGCCGAACTGCTTTAATAAGATTTGCAACCGAAACAATTAAACCGGGTTCATTCTGCACCGCATAAATTCTCTTTGACGGTTTACACGTAACAAAGTCCGAATTAAGTTTAGGCAAATTGTCAAACTTACGACCTAAATGCCAATAATCAAAGGTGTTCCGCATTTGACCACATACAAGCGACTGCTTTACACGCAACTCATCATAACGGCCTTGATAGCCAAAAATCTTACCGTCATCGGCAGTAGCTTGCGCATAAATCTCTTGATTCGTCACGGCCTGTTCGGACAGGTTTGCAAACTCCGGGAAATAAAAATCATACTTTGTTTGCTTAAGCCACTGCCTGTTAATACCTTGCTGGTAAGACGTTCGAGGCATAACCGACATAATACCAAGCACAACGCCAAATTCAGACGCACGATACTTACCGCAGAATTGACCGTCAACGGATATACCTTTACCGGCAAGTTTACCGGTCGGCTGCGTTGCCGACGTTTCAGATGTTTGCAATACTTCGGACACAACACACGGCGTCTTCATACCACCGATATACTCAGGACGTTGAAGCCGTTCATCTCGCGGAGCAACACCAAAATGCGCGCGCAGAAATTCAGTATAGCGCGCACCGGCCCGGGCATTACGTTCAAGCCACTTCTGAATCTGAAAAACCAAACGCAAATCAGCAACGTCAAAAGTCGCAATTTTAGTAGTATCAATCTTTGCTTTTTCAAAAACCGCTTTTAAAGCATTCGTAGCATTCTGCGATGTATTATTAAAAGGATTTGACGAACCACCACCATCACCAGTAATACCTAAAACAGAACCGAAATTCAACATAGAACTCTGAGACGGCGTAACTAAAAAAGCCTGATTACTACTTGAACGAGGTTGCACATTTTGACCAAAAACATCAGACCAATCGATAGAAATATTACCGGCAAGAGAAAGAGCCGGCGCAGTTCCGCGCTGCTGCCAGGGCAGGGCAGATGTAAAATAATCCTTTTCCCAACATCGATTTAAAATCTTGTTATTTTTCAAATCAATTTCGTCCTGTAAATTCTCATCGCGGTAATACTCGTTATAAATCAGATTGTATGCATTGCGCGGAAAATCAATCGGCGCATTTTCCGCTTGCGGAGTTCCTGTCTTGTAATTAACTCCAACCGGCAAACCAATATAATCCCAGAGGGAACCTATCGCGGTTGCACCGTCAGTTATTTCCTGGTCAGTAACCGTCCAACGAGGGAGCGGAGCCGAGAAATCGCCTTGCACGCCACCTGAAATAAAATCTTCCCAATCGTCCCAAAGGAGCCGATAAGGGACAAAAAAATAATGTACATACACATTCACCTCGTGGAGCATAGGCGCTATAAGCGGCTGGAACCGTACTACAATTTGGTTGCCAAACGACAATACATCACCAGGGACAACCTCATCAGCAACAATCGGTATAAGTTGTCCCATGTCGCACGTCAACTTTTTTTCGTACGACAAATCAAATACCGACCGGCCGGGATTAAGACCGGCTACACGATTAAATTTGCTCGACATCTTTCACCTCATCATCTTGCGAAAACATAAAAACCAAATTATGCTGAATATTGGTCAAACCTTTCTCGGTATCGAAACTACCAAGAATCCACAATTCAAACTCGCTCAACGCGAGTTTCTGCGACCGAACAAGATGATTGAATTGTCGTTTGGCAACCTCATCATTTTTAGCACAAAACGGGGGGCCAAACTCCAACGCGACCTTGTCAAACACCGAATACACTTTTTGTTTCACTTTGAAAACCTCCTTGCGCCTGAACGCTTAGCCTGAAATCTTCGTTGAACTCTGCTGAGCCTGGAATCACACTTGAACTCTGCTTGAACAAACCTGAATTCTGCTGGCGCGCTCACCGCTTGCCGACTTGCGCCCTTTAGGGCGCAAGTTTTAATTTTACTAAGCCAAAACACTGGCTGTGTCACTTCCTATAATGTGACATTCTGTCTTAATTGTCAAGTCTTTTTTACTTTTTTCGCTTCGCTTCAAAGTTTTTTCGACCTTAGACTTATTCGAGCTGTCACATTCTTATCTGCTTGCTTACGAGCTGCGTTTATAGCTCTATACGGATTCTGTCCTTTTTCTTTCCAGTAGCTATACACTTCATAATTCCGTTCACAAGCTCGTTCTTCAATCTCGCCTTTTAATTCTTTACGCTTAATGTCAAATACAGACCGTTCATCGATTAACTTTTTTTGATAATATCGAGGCAAGCCGACAGGCTTACCATTCATAGTTACACATAAATCAGCGAGCAACCGTTCAGCATTCTCGTACATATATTCTTTGCCGAGGCCTTGAGACTGTAACTGAAAAGGGGGCTGCTTATCTCCGTAAATCCTTTGATTCCATTTCTCCGAATATTTCTTGTGTACATATTGCGCGACATACCGACAACTTTGAGGCGTCACGTTACCGATATACACAAAGCCTAAGCGCCAGCACATCTCGACAAGAGACTTAAAGCTATCGTACTCACAAGTAAGATAACAAATAAAGTGATAATGCGGTCTACCCAATGTTTCACCATATTCTCCACATGCGTAATAACGGAAACTCCGAGACGGTAACTCTTTACGTAACCTCTTGAAAAACCGTTGAAGTTCAGACTTATCAAGTGACATGTCAGCTGGCAGATGCTCATCGTTATAGGTCAACGTCACAAAATAAGCCGACTTGCTATATTCCAATTCGTGTAAAAGCCTTATAACCCATTCGCGAGAATGAGCGATTTTACACGACACACAACGACCACAAGGAACCTCGATAAAAGTTCCATCTGCTAATTTAAGATTATAAGGCGATGTACACTGCATGTCAACTCCAAAAAAAAAGCCCGCCGAAGCGGGCTGGCCTTACAGCCGAATTCCTCCACGACTTACGCCGTACGATTTAATTCGACGCCGACGGCGCGAATTATGCCGAGTAATTCTCTTACGACTTCTAAAACCTCTACGTTTCATCTCTTACCTCCAAATGCACGTTTATAACCTTCGGTAGTTTCCTTAGGTGTTACCTGCTGTAACATAGAC